ATCTTGGTAAGACAGCTTCGGCGCCTACCATGAAAGAAGAAAAATCTTCTACAGAGAGTTCGCTATCTGATGAAGATGACGAAGATCTTGCGCTCTTCAAACAGCTAGCAAAAGGCTAAAAGAAAGGGGCTTCGGCCCCTTTCCCAAATTCGAGAAAGGATTGCTGTGTGAAAAGCACTGAAAGTTTAGAAGATTTTGATTTTGGTTTTAGCTTTGCTGATGAAGAAGTTCACGAAGTAAAAGAAAAACTCGAAACACTCATGCAGAGTGATAAAGAAAAAATTGAAGATCTTGAAAATAGACTCGATTCGATTTACAAGTCTATAGTTCCTTTTTTGGACAATCTATGTAAAAATCCAGAAAAGTCTACAATAAATTGGCCTAATCGAGTCGAACGAATACAAATATATAAAGAAAAGTTAAAATCTATAGCACAAGGAGACTAATATGAGTCTATTAGACAAGATGCTAAAGTCTGGTAATATTAAATCAGCTTCAGTTCTTTCAAAATCTTCATTTTTTAATGTAAAAGAAGTTATTCCAACTGATTTACCTATTTTGAATATTGCATTCAGTGGATCACTGGACGGTGGATTGTTACCAGGACTTACTGTAGTTGCTGGTGCTTCTAAAAGCTTCAAAACAATGCTTTCGCTATATTGCATGAAAGCGTATCTTGACAAATACAAAGATAGCGTTGCTATTTTATACGACTCTGAATTTGGCATTACACCAGACTATATTCAGAGTTTTGATATTGACATCGATAGAGTTATCCACATTCCTATCGAAAACGTAGAACAATTGAAGTTTGATATTGTTCAGCGCCTTGGAGAAATTGAAAAGAAAGACAAAGTCTTTATTATGATTGACTCCATCGGCAACCTTGCTTCTAAGAAAGAAGTAGAAGATGCTGAAAACGAAAAGTCCGTTGCAGATATGTCTCGCGCAAAAAGCTTGAAATCTCTGTTTCGTATTATTACTCCTCACCTTACTACAAGACAAGTTCCTTGTTTGGCCATTAACCACATCTATCAAGAGATCGGTATGTTCCCCAAGAATATCGTGTCTGGTGGTACAGGAATATATTACTCCGCGAATCAGATCTTTATCATTACCAAGGCTCAAGAGAAAACTGGTACTGAACTTGCGGGCTTCAAATTCACAATTAACATTGAAAAGTCTCGTTATGTAAGAGAAAAAGCAAAGCTTCCTTTTACAGTTTACTACGAAGGTGGTATTCAGAAATGGTCTTCACTGTTTGATTTTGCTCAAGAAGCTGGTTTTGTTATCAAGCCAAAAGTTGGTTGGTTCCAAACTGTCGATCCAGATACAGGTGAAATTTCTGAAAAAAGTTACAGAGCAAAAGATCTACAAAGTAACGATGAATACTTCGAAAGGCTGACAAAGCATAAAGACTTCAAAGAATTTATAGAACAGAAGTTTAAACTCGCGCCTGGTACCGGCGGTCAAAAAGATGTGGCAGATGAAGACTTCTTAGAAGTTGCTGATGATTATGATGTTGACAATGGTGATGAAGTATAATATAATATAATATAATACTTTAAAGGCTATATTTGCCGGAAATATAATATAATGATACTTTAATGGATGACTCTAATTTAAAATAGATTAGAGTCATCTTAATATTTGGAGTTAAGAGGCGTGAATGATAGAAAAAACCATATTATCTAATCTAATTTATAATGAAGAATACTCAAGAAAAGTCTTTCCGTATATCAAAGACGAGTATTTTGAAGAACACAGCTATAAAAGTGTCTTTACAACATATGCAGAATACGTTAACCAATATAAAGAGCCACCATCTATTGAAGCTCTTAAAATTTCTATTGATAAGAGAACCGATCTTAATGAACAGAGCTTTAAAGACATTAATGAACTGATTGATCAGTTTGCTGTAGATGAAAAAACAAATCAAGAATGGTTAGTATCGGAAACTGAAAAGTTTTGCCAAGACAAAGATCTTTACAACTCAATTCGAAAAGCAATTCTCATTCTTGATGGTCAAGATAAAGAATACGACAAAGGCGCAATTCCACAACTTTTATCTGATTCGTTAGGTATCAACTTTGATACGCATATCGGTCACGACTTTCTTGAAGATTTTGATTCTCGTTATGAATATTACCATCGCAAAGAAGAACGTCTGCCATTCGACATTGAACTGCTCAATAAGATCACAAAAGGTGGGCTTCCAAGAAAATCTATGACTGTTTTGCTTGCCACTACCGGCGGTGGTAAATCTCTTGTCAAATGTCACGTTGCTGCTCAAAATCTTCTCTATGGTAATAATGTTCTTTACATTACAATGGAAATGGCAGAAGAAAAAATTGCAGAACGAATTGATGCAAATATTCTTGATGTTACACTCGATGAACTCAGCCGAATGCCAAAAGATGTGTATGAAAAGAAACTTGAGCGCATTAAAGGAAAAACTACAGGCAAGCTCATTGTAAAAGAATATCCAACTGGTTCTGCACATGCTGGGCATTTCCGTCATATGCTAAATGAATTGCGTATGAAAAAGAACTTTAAACCAGATGTTATATGCATCGATTATCTTAATATTTGTGCATCTTCGCGTGTTAAAGGTGCTGCCGCAGCTAATTCGTATACTCTAGTAAAATCTATTGCAGAAGAAATTCGTGGCTTGGCTATGGAATTTGATTGCGCTGTTATTACTTCATCGCAGTTTAACCGTGGTGGATATGATAACACTGATGTTGATCTAACAAATACTTCAGAATCTATGGGTATTACACACACCGCTGATGCTATTTTTGCTTTGATTACATCTGAAGAATTGGAGTCTTTAGGTCAACTTATGATCAAGCAGCTTAAAAATCGTTGGGGTGATTTGTCATATTATCGAAGATTTGTTGTCGGCATTGAAAGAGCAAAAATGAAACTCTTCAACCTAGAAGAAGTTGCTCAGTCTGGAATTCAATCCGAAGCAAAAACTAATGGCGATAAACCAGCATTTGACAAAACAGGTTTTGGTGAACAATGGGACAGTGAGTCCAAATTTTCTAAAAAGAAGAAAAGCTTTGACATGGGAGATATACAATGAGCTACGCAGTAAAATTGAATGACGGCCAATACGATATTTTAGAAAAAGAAACAGACACTACTATTGAATTGAACACAAAAGAAAAAAGTGCAAGGGATATGTGCAGAAAACTCAACTTGGGGGCTGGGTTTAATGGATGGACCCCAGAATTTGTTGCTATGAAATGGAAAAACGCGATCTATATAAATAAAAATAAAAGGTCTGATAATGAAATCCTTTAAAGGACATTTACAAGAAATGTATTCTTTTATTCCAAAATCCGAAGAAGATATTTTAAATAGCACGCTTACAACAAAAAATAAAGTAGCATTGCTATATAAAATGATACAGACAGATACTGAAAATGAAATGCTTGATCCTTTAGCTATAGATTTTACAAAACCAAATATTGTAAAAATATCAAGAAAAATACAATATGATATAGATATAAAAAAATTAGCTAAAGAAACTGGATTAACACTAACAATCGGTAATGGTTCTAGAGGTAATCAGGGTGGAGGAAATAAAGGTATAGCTTTCGAAAAATATCTTTCTAAAGATTTAGGTTTGTATATAATGACTAGATCGTATGAAGAAGATTATAAGTATCCCACCTTTATGAAACGTTTCATAAAGAAATATTTAAAAGATAAAAAAGATATAGAAATTATAGACGAAGGCGGTTTAAACAAACCAAGACCATTAATATTTAAGCAAGGAAAAATCTATATTGGAGGAACTCCAAACGCTGGAGTTTCAGATATAGGAAGCGTAGTTACCGATTTAACTGTAAAAACTGACAAAGGAAATATGTATTTATCTTTAAAAATGGGCCCGACCGTTTCATTATTCAATTCTGGCATAGCTAAAATTCTCCCAAAGGAAGAAATAAATAGCGGCCTGATAAGAAATAAAAATGGACTGGAATTGTTGGAAATGTTAGGATTGGACCAAGAATCTTTTATAGAGGTTTTTAAGTCGTATAAACCATCTGCCACAAAAAAGAGAGCAGTAAAAAAATCAGTGGATGTTACTAATAAAGTAAATAAAGCAAAACTTAAAGAATTTCTTGCATCTGGATTAGGATATGGATATTATTTAATTCATGCTGAAAAGGCAAACACTGACAATATATCTGAATATTTTATATCTTCGTCTGATGTTTATAATTATGTAACCCCATTAAAAGTTATCACAGATTATCCAATCAGTGGTAGTTCAAAAAGAATAGATGTGAGAATATCTACACCAAAATTTGAATTTAAAGTTAATATAAGGAATAAATCAGGTGGGATACATCCAACACATATTATATGTGACTATAAAATTAAACACTGAAAAGAAAGTTTTAAAGTGCTAAATTTCAAATCATTTATAACTGAACAAACTCGTGGCAAGGGTCTTACGGTCTTTGACATAGACGAAACCTTGTTTCAAACAAAGGCTATGGTAAAAATTATGAAAGATGGCAAACTTGTTCGTTCTATTGATAACCAAGAATACAACACTTATAAGTTGAAGCCAGGCGAGAGCTATGATTATGGTGAATTTAGAAGCGCTGAAGTTTTTCAGAATACTTCAATCCCTATAATGAAGATGATACAGAAAGCAAAAGCTATTATTGCAAATGCTACCAAGTCCGGTTCAAAAGTAATTATCGTAACTGCGCGTGGTAATTTTGATGATAAGAAAAAATTCCTTGACACTTTCCGTAGATATGGAATAGATATTGATAATGTATATGTAGAAAGAGCTGGAGCTTTAAACTTGGGATCGAGCGCAAAAAATAAACGTTTCATATTTCACAAATACTTAAGAGGCGGCAAATATGAACGTATTCGTTTCTTTGATGATGCGATGCCAAACTTAACTATGTTTAAAGCACTCAGAAAAAAGTATCCAAACGTATCATTTGAAGCCTACCATGTAAAGCACGATGGTTCGGTAAAGAAAGTTTAAAAATGCTAAATTTCAAATCATTCATAGCTGAACAGACTAAAACCAGTAAGGTTTTTATTGATCACATAGATAAAATGAAACCGCTCAAGTTTCTTGAACTTGCTAAAAAACTTGATGATGAATTTGGTGGTATTCTATCAAAAGAAACAATATCAATAACAGAAAAAATAGATGGATCCGCTCTTAGAATAGGACAAGATAAATCTGGAAAATCCTTTATTGAATCTTCAACTTCACCTTCTACATTTGATGTTGGAGGCTTTTATGCTAGAGATGTATCAAAAGGATATAGTGGTGCTGTAGGTAAAAACTTTGATGCGATACTCAAAAAGTTTAAAGATGATAAACAGTTTCAGGCAATATTATCTAAATATAATAATAAAAATGGAATAAAAGTTATTGGCGAAATCTTGTATATGCCAATGGGAATTGACGAAGTAGACAAGATAAAATTCATAAGAATATCTTACGACAAAAAGAAATTAGGTAAGCTAATGACTTTTGTGCCATTTGA